GATAGCACCATAAGCAGAGTTGAGTGAGATCTTCTTAGCCATCTGGATATTGTTGCAACGGGCGATCTCTTTCTCCAATGCCTTAGTAGGTGTTTTTTCATATTGTTGCTTTGCCTGAAGCATTCGCTTCTTGAAAATTACACGGTCACCATACATCTTGTCCATAAGTTCTGGTAGGAACCCACGGACATCCTTGCGATACATTGCGCCATTAGCACATACCGCATTGTCTTTATATAACTCAAAATTTATCTCTTCCTTAAGGATTCTATCAACTGAAGCCGTTGGATGTCTCTCGTCGAGTAATGTCTCTGGAGAGATGTTGTATTGCATAATAAGATGAGGGTACAAGCTATTAAGGTCAAAAGACACCACCCAATCATACTTTCCTGGAATCGGTTCCTTGACATAAGCACCTGCGTACTTTTCGTTTTTATCGGACCTAATCTTAGGGGGAATAACAATATCCCGCTTCTTTAGATAATTGTAGATAATGTTATCCCACATGCGGACCTGATAGAACACATCTGCATAATTGACCTTAGCATCATATGCCATAGTCAATGCAAGTTCAATCAGTTTCATCTTGTCTTCCAAACGGTCAACAAGTTCTACGTCAACGATGTTGTATTCAATAAACTTTTGCCACCCTTTAGTGTAAAAATCTTTAAAGGTATCAAACTCAGAGTGATCAAGTTTCTTTTGACCTAACTCCACCTCAGCTATATAGTCCAAGCGATAAGATTCTTGTGCCTTATAAGTAAATTTCTTGTATAGGTCGAGATAATCAAGTTGAGTTAATCCACCAACATCAAAGACAATTTGCTTCCTACCCTGCACATAGATTTCTCCTTCGGTCACAAGACCCCAGTTAGAGAAACGTTTCATCAACTTCTCTCCAAGCACTCTGTTGAGACGCTTACAGATGTATGGAATATCAAACATTTGAATATTCCAACCAGTCACCACATCAGGAACATCCTGCATCCAGTAATTGATGAAGTGATTTAGAAGTTCATGTTCGGTATGGCAATGATGATAAGTTACATTCTCCTGCTTGTTAGCAAAAGGTTTTACACCCCAAGTAATAATCTTCTTGGTGGTATAGTCCTGAATAGTAATTGCAAGAATCTCTTCCTGAGCAGATTCAACATCAGGAAATCCATACTCAGCAGTAGTCTCAATATCAAGAGTTACCAGTTTGATCTGACTGATATCAAACTTGATTTCATTTTCAGGATACTTTTCTGAAATATATTGATAGATATATCGATCATTTCCATAGATCTCAAATCCATCAACTTCATCATATTTTTTATAAAAGTCGCGACAGTCACGAACTGTACCAGGATGGATTTCGTCTACGTTGTCTCCACTTAATGTTCTATATTTGGTTTTCTTCTTTGATTTTACATAAAGAGTGGGAAAGAACTCATCTCTAAACTCAAATCTGTTGCCATTATCAACTCCACGTACTAAAAATTGATTACCAATTAGCTGAACATTAGTGTAAAACTTCATTCGTCATCATCATTAAAAAAGGAACCAAACATGCCGTTAGATCCAGGTTCTCTATTATCGAGCATATCCATGATTTCGTCAAATTTCTTACACTGCTCCAGTCCATGAAGCAGGTCTGCGAGTTGTTTAACAACCATGGGTTTTTCATTTACTGCAGCAGATTTGATTGCGGCACGAATATGAGATTCTGCATCACATAAATGATCGATAGTTTGCTTAGAAAGTGCCATTACTTTGTTAGGTCCTCGTATTTTTCAATTAGTGTTGGAGTAGGCTCTGTAAGAGTAAGAATCTTATCAGAACTAATCATAAATTCTTCATCTCTTGTTACGTTCATCATCCATGATTCTAACATTCCATCACTAGTTAGGGTGAAAGGTTTAGTCAGTTTGCAGTCTGGTTCCCCAGGAACTGCTGCTGGAACTTCATCAATCTGACTGATCAGAATCTGGTTGGTCGTCAGTAGAATCGCTTTGATTGTCTTGTTCATAACTTAAAACATCTTCAATGTACATTTTTTCCAATTGTTCGACGGGAGTAACCATAGTTACTAACCAATCAGAGGGAATTGGAATAACCTCGTCTTTAGAGAGAGCAATCCAAGGAATCAGAGAAACTTCAAATCCTGCTTTTACTTTTGTCTCTTTTTTATCAATAAGTCCAGGATTTTTCATCTTTACCAAGCATGGTCTGCGAAGAAAATACCCAATTATCTTTTGCTCTTCTTCTTCACCAACAGCCATTTCACTAATATCTGAGATCATCTCTTCCCCAGATTTTAAAATCAACAGTTTAATTGTCATTTACCAACTCCATAATCAGGTGCTTTTAGTTCTAGTTCTCGAATGTCTGCGTGAAGACGTTCGGTTGCATTTCTTTTTTCAGTTTCACGCATTGCTTCCAGTGCCGCCAATACTTCGGGTGTTTCTTCCCACTCCCAAGTTTCACCTTTATTACTTACAAATGTTTTCTTAGTCATGATTCTACCTCAACTTTTGGTTTTACTTTTTTCTCAGTTTTAACTTCAACAGGGGCGACAGGATCAGGGACAGGATGATATTTACGATACCTTACCGTTTCAAATGTTTCAAAAGTTTCTTCGGGATTACCGTAACAAGTTTTTTTTCTGACCTCTACAATCTCATCATAAGGATCTACTTTGATATCAGACCACTGGCGATGTGCGTTCTCAGTTATCGTGCGACTGATTACTTCGTAATCAACACCATCACCTGATACAGGTAGGACGATATCGACATACTCTTTTTTCTTGGGTGCCATGAGACATTTTGACTTCAAGAGTATTCTACCAAGAAAAAAGAGGGGCGTCAACTGGATTTTGCCAGTTGCCCCTCTGCGGCGACGATATTTAACAAGGTAGCCGCTTCTATTTAGAACCAGTCTTTTCTCTTATGATATTCTGGAACAATTCTTCCAAGAACTACTGTTAAGAGCCCATCCTCAAATTCAACTGATCTAACTTCCGTCTCATCACTGAGGGTCCAAGATCTGGTGAAAGATCGTTGAGCCATTCCTCTATGGATGTAGTTTGTTCCTGTTTCTTTATCTTCTTTTTGTCCTTCGATAAAGAGTTTTCCATCCTGCGTGTAGACATTTACTTCTGCTTTTCTAAAACCTGCAAGTGCTAATTCAAGTCTTGACTCTACGTTGCTGACTTGAATAAGATTATAAGGGGGATAATTCGACGATGTTTCGTGTAGGTCGAATACTCTATTTAGGTATTCATTCATACCAATACTGTTTTTTGAGATTTTATCCAAAAGCTCAGGAAGATCTGACGCAGTAAAGCGTGTGAGGTTAGTCATTGTACTACTCCTTTTTAAAGCGAGATTAGATTGTGTGGACCCCGAAGGCATCCACACATATTTATAGCACAGAACATAAAAAACGGGGTGTGGAAAACTCTACATTATAAATAAATCTGACTTCACATACAGTGGAGCAACACACAAACAAACATAGGAGATTAAAATGGGATTTAATCCATACGAAATGCGCTGGGAACTTTTTCAGAACGCAGAATTGAGAGTTACCAAACGGCACGATGAAGCCGTGTTACGCTGGCAATCGTTACAAGAGATGGGTGAAGAAACAGGACCCTATCCAACATTTCCAAGCGAAGAAGACATAAGAGAGGTAGCAGATAGTATGCTATCTTTTGTGGAGAAAAACTGATATGTTAGTTTCTAATTTATCAAACCTTCAGGTTATTTTTGGCGACAAAAAGAATGCAGAACTTTATTTACTTTTACTTCAAAAAATAACAAAAAGAAAAAAAACATAAAAAAAGACCCCTGTCAAGGGGTCTGCGGGTTTCCGACTTTTGAAGCGACCGCAAGAAAGATCGCAAAATTATTTAGTGCTCGTGCTCCTCAAAAGAGTCCTCTAGTTCTTTAGATGGTGGTCCAAACGATAGGTAAATACCGTATGAGGTCATTACCACCATTGCCAGACAGATTATAACAATTATATTCATTCAGTCTCTTGTGTCTTCCCTTTCTTGCCGATGTTGTATTTCTGTTCCAAAATCCAATCTGACTTATCTTTATAAGCCAAAACTTTAATTTGATTTAGTGGAGCAATATCGAGAACTGATTCTTCTTTAACAATCGAAATAAGTCCCCAGTCGGCCAGAAGTCTGGTAATACGATTGCGTCTCTGGACATCATTCAAGGTCAGGTTGGCATGTTTACCATCCAGGGCAAACAGTTCCTTAAAATGAACAATGAAATATCTTCCCTGCTTATGCAGAATGTGGCAAGACTGATAGAGTTTCTTCTCTTTGCGGGATGCTACTCCGATGCGAGTCAGTGTCTCGCGAACTTTTAGGAAGTCATCAGGTTCATTCAAAAGAACCTCCACCATCTGATCTTGAGACCAATCCACCGTAGGTTCTACAGTATTAGTCATTTCATGCCTCCAATATCAAGTCGTTGTTTAATGTAATTAATTTGTTCTTTGGTAAGAATTTTCAGAGCCTGTGATGCCTTATCATTACTATAACCATAGTATT